AGCGGGAAAGAAAGTCCGCGCGCGCTGAAAAACTCGTCGGCGCGCGGAACGAGCTCGAGCGGGTCGACGGCGAACAGGCGCGGGTGATCGACGGTCGCGGGCTTGCGGCCCGGCTTGACGATCGGCGCGCGCGGGTAGCGAACATCGCGCGGCTCGAGCTCGTCGACGAGCTCGACCGCGGGCGCCGGCGGCGGACGCTGGCCGGCGCGGCGGGTGCGGTTGCCACGCCGGGCGTTGCAGCCGAGGTGCACGAGGCGGAGCTCGTCGAACGGGGCGAGCTCGGCGCCGCCGGCGTGGAGCGGGACGACGTGGTCGACGCTGGGCGAGCGGCGCGAGCGCGGCGGCGCGTCGAAGTCGATCGGCTCGCCGCAGAGCTCGCAGAGATCGTCGGCACGGGCGCGAAGCTGCGGCATGAGCGCGCGGACGTGCGCCTGCCAGGCGCCGCTTCGCGCTCTCTTGGCGGGTGCGCTCGAGCCCATCGCTCGAGAGTAGCGGGAGGACAGACAGGCGCCGGGCATCCGCCCGGCGTCCGTTGTCTTGGTTGGAACCAGCGGCGGTGCGGAACACGCGGCGACGCGTGACGCGCGAGTGCGTTGCGCGCCGCAGGTTCCGAAGCGTGACCACGCACCCGCGCCCTACCTATTCACATAGGCTTATGGATTTCGCGCGGCGCATTAGCAGCCGTTATACGCGTCGAGGTGTCCGCCTGCGAGTACACGGTCAGCCCGTTCTCGAGGACGCGATCTCGAGTAAGCCGGCGGGCCGGCCCACCGTGCGACGTGCGGCCCGAGCTCGAGCTCACACACGCCGGACGGCGAGCGCACGGGATGCGCCGGCCTTCCGCTCTCGCAGGCGACTAGCCCTCGGCGCTATCGCATCGCAGGCCGACCCGCTCGAGCATCGGTCGGAACCCGCCGGCGAGCTCGATCGAGCGCGCGGCGAACGGCTCCATCCCGACTTGATCAAGTGACCACAGGAGCTCGAGCGCGCCGAGCGGCATCGGCGCCAGCGGCGGGAGCGGCCGCGCTCGGCGCTCGTGCTCGCGCGCGGCGCGCCTCGAGCTCACCTCGGGCTCGAGCGCGATCGCCTCGGCCGTGTCGGCGAGGACGTCCTCGACGAGCTCGAGCACGAGCGGCGCGTCATAGTCGCGGTCGTCGACGTTGAACGCGAGACGCTGCTTACGGCGCGGCATCGGATCCGAGGTCGGCCTGCCAGCGCTCGAGCTCGCGTCGGGCGCGCTCGAGCGAGACGGCGATCGCGGCCAGGAGCTCGACGAGCTCGAGCTCGAGCTCGACCGTGCGCAGGAGCGAGAGCCGCTTGGAGCCCGTCCTCACGGCTCGCGGTAGAACTGGACAAGGACGGTCGCGCGCTTGCGCGGCCAGAGACGGTAGTAGGGCGGAGGGTCGGCCGGCGGGATCGAGGCCTTCTCGAGCTCTTCTCCCGGGACGTATACCCAACACCCGCGCTCGCGGCCCTTCCTGACGCTTCGACGGCGGCGCGCGGAGTCGTACACGGGCTAGATCTCACCGCGCTTGAACGCTTCGACGACGGCGGCGGTGAAGGTGCGCGTCCCGAGCCGGGCGATCGCGGCGGCGCGAATCGTCTTGACGGTCGATTCGGAGAGGTGGAGCTCGCCGGCCGTCTCGTTCACCGATGCACCGGCCGCGGCCGACCGGATCACGTCGCGCATCCGCGGCGTCAGCGGACGATCGCCGAGCGCGTAGGAGCCGCGCGGCCTCACGCCTTGACCCGGACGAAGACGGGGTAGCCGCTCGAGCGCGAGCGGCGGCGCCGCATCACCTTGCCGCCGTTGGATTGGTTGTCGGTCGAGGTGTTCCCCTCGATCGCGTCGAAGGTCGAGCCGCCGGCCCAGCGTTCGAAGAGGCCGATGTGGTCGTAGACCGTGTCGCCCTCCCAGTCGTAGACGACGAGGTCGCCCGGGATCGGGTCGTCGGTCGTGGTTAGGCCGTAGCGGTTCGCGCGCGCATCGGCGACGACGTAGGGGCAGTAGGCGTAGCGGGAGCCGCGCACGAACGGGCCCGCGGTGCGGTCGACGTCGTCGGCGCCGAACGAGTAGCACCACGTGACGAACATCGCGCACCACGGGTTCCCGTCCATCCCGTACCAGGCGCCGTACTTGGTGCGGTTCGAGCCGGCCGGCGATTCGAACACGCCGAGCTCGGCCTTCGCACGCTCGAGCGCGGCGAGCCGCACCGGGCTCGACTGCACGGGCGGGGGGTCGTGGCCCTTGAACAGATCGAAGGCCTGGTCGATCAGGCGCGCCGCGGTCGCGTCCATCGCCATCTCGCCGGCGTGAGGCCGGCCGGCCGGGACGCGGATCGAGCGCAGCGTGTTGAACGTCTTCTCGCCGATCCACCCGGTCGCGTCGAGGTGTTGCTGGCGCTGGACACCGGCGACGCCCGTCTCGGCGACGTTGCCGCTTGTCCCGTGCGCGAAGCCGTTCGAGTAGGCCTCGTCGAAGGTCTGCCACGGCCAGCGGCCGGCGCGGGAGACGGTGCGCTTGTAGGCGACGACGTCGGGCCCGTCGACCGACGCCGTCTTGCCTTGCGCGCTCGCATCGGGCGGGTACAGCGGCCGCGGGAACCCCTTCACCTTCACCATCGGTCCGCCGGCGTAGCCGCTCTCCCACCACGAGCTCACGCGCAGCCCCAGGCGCCGGCGTGGACGCGGCGACCGTAGTCGGCGACGCGGATCTGGACAAGCCGCGGCGCGTCGCCGGCGTCGGGGTAGCGGCGCTCGAGCCCGAGCTCGCCGGCCCACCAATCCCAGGTCGCGGCGTAGATCCCGAGCCCGCCCTGGTAGGTCGCGCCGAGCCCGCGCCAGCGCCCGCCCGTCTCGCAGGCGGCGACGCGATCCCAGTAGGCGACCGTCGAGTGCGGGAGCGGCGCGCCGGCGGCGCTACGGGCGAACCAGGCGAGCAGCGCGGCGACGCCGAGGACGATGATCCAAAACAGCGCGGCGCCGACCAGGAGCTCGAGGTCGAAGCGGCGGCGGCGCCGGCCGGGAGTGAGGACACTCCTGGGGTTCCCCTGCGGCATGGGAGAGCGCCTCACCCGGCCGACCCCCTCGCCCGCCGACGAAGCAGGAAGGCGGCGAGCTCAGGCACCGAACACCGTGGAAACCATGTGTAGTCTTGCTATTCTGGGTATGGACAGATAGTTCCCAACGGCGAAAGGACAGCGATGCACGGGCAGGAAACTACAACCAGGGGCGGACAGAAGCAAGGCGCGAGGCTGCGGCTCGGCCGCTACGTGCGCGTCTCGCGTGTCGGTGAGCGCGACGAGCGGCTGCGGTCGCCCGAGTTTCAGACGAAGGCGACCGACGTCAAGGGCGCCGCGATCGGCGCCGAGCTCGTCGACTACGAGCCCGAGCTCGACGTGTCGGGATCGAAGCGCAACCGCGCGATCCTGGACTCGATCGTCGAGGCGATCGAGCGCGGCGAGCTCGACGGGATCATCGTCTACAACCTCTCGCGGCTGTCGCGGCTGAAGCCGCTCGAGCGGATCGAGCTCGTCGAGCGGATCGAGGCCGCCGGCGGCCAGATCGTCTCGGCCTGCGAGTCGTTCGACCCCTCGACGCCCGAGGGTCGGTTCCAGCGCGACCTGTTCTTCTCGATCGCGCGCCTCGAGTGGGAGAAGGCGGCGGCCGGGTTCGCGGTCGCGAAAGAGAGCGCGATCGCGGCCGGCCGCCCGATCAAGGCGCGGATCCCGTTCGGGTACCGGCAGGCCGAGCGCGGCGCCGAGCTCGAGCTCGTCGACGAGGAGGCGGAGGTCGTGCGCGAGCTCTATGCGATGCGTGCCGCCGGCGCGTCCTACGGCGAGTGTCTCGCCTACTTCGAGACGGCGACCGGGAAGGCCTCGTACCGGACGACGGTCGCCGGGATCCTGAACAACCGGCTCTACCTGGGCGAGCTCCGTTACGGCCGCGAGGTCGAGCTCGTCAACGTCGGCGGCGCGCCGCGGATCGTCGAGGAGCACCTGTTCGACGCCGCCCAGGTCGTCAACCGCTCGAGGTCGGACAACGGCGGGCGCCGGCACAGCGGGAAGGCACAATCGCTGCTCGCGGGGATCGCGACGTGCGCGTCGTGCGGACGCGGCCTGATCAGGACAAAGACGGGGTCGGCGCGGACGCTGTCGTACAAGTGCCCGAACGACGCGCGCCACTGCGAGGCGCGCGCCCAGATTGGCGCCGCCGAGCTCGAGGCCTACATCGTCGAGCGGGTACTCGCGTGGGCCGGCCCCGTCGCCGACGAGCTCGTCGAGGTCGAGGTCGCGATCGGCGGCGACCGGATCATCGCCGAGCACCGGCTCGCCGAGGCCGAGGCGCGCATGGTCGAGTGGGCCGGCAACCTCGAGCTCGAGGACGAAAACCCCGCCGCCTACCGTGCCGGCCTTGAGGCGCGCCAGGCGCGGGTCGAGCTCCGCCGCGGCGAGCTCGAGGCCTGCGGAGAGGCGACAGAGATCGAGCGCGCCCGCTCGACGGTGCGCGACGTGCTCGCCGCCGAGGAGCGCGACGATCACGAGGGACGGCGGCTACTGAAGATCGTGCTCCCGTCGGTCGTCGTTCGGCGCACGCCGCGGCGGGGGGCGCCGGCGAGCGAGCGCGCCGAGCTCACGTTCGCGGACGCGATCTCGGAGCAGGCGCTCGAGCTCGTCGAGGAGCTCGCGTAGAACCCGGCGCCGTTGCGGCGTAGTCACGGCGCCGGGTCCTTACCCTGCCCGCGCCGAGCCGAAACGAACTCGTCGACGAGCTCGTCTTCGAGCTCGCGGTAGCGGCGCTCGAGCCGGCGGATCCACGTGATCAGGACGACGACGCCGCCGTCGCCGAGGAGCGAGAGGATGAAGTCGGCCCAGGTCATCGCGGGCCCAGCGCGATCCAGTGCACGTAGAGGTCGACGACACCGGCGATCATCTGCTGGAGCGTGAACGTCGCCGAGGCCGGCGCGAGCGTGTTGATCCAGGCGACCGCGATCGGCGCCGGCTCGCCCGGGTCGGAGACGCCGCACTCGATCCCGAGCAGGACGGCGAGCGGCACGGCGGAGAAGGCGTCGGGGAAGGTGATCGTCCCGGTTGCGCGGGAGTGGTCTGAGAGGTGGTAGCCAGGGCTGCGGCCGGCCTGGAGCCGGTAGCGGCCCGTCCCGGGCGCCTCGACGGCGTTTGCGAGGAGCGGGTCGATCGCCTGGGCGAGCGCCTGCATATCGGCGGCGCCCTCGGACACCTGGTCGGTCGGGAGCGGGTAGGGGAGCGCGAGAAGCGTCGTCGAGCCGGGCATGAGACTCCTTAGGTGAAGTCGTCGAGGCTGTTTGCCTCGAACCACTGAAGGGACGGATTGACCGCGTTCCAGGGGAGCCCGGAGGCGGGTAGTTGGCTCCAGGCGAGCGAGAGCCCGGAGAGGAGCGGGTCGGAGAGCGCGAGCGCTTGAGTCCAGGAACGCGGCCCGCCGGCGAGCTCGTCTGTCCAGCCCTCGACTACCGGTGTCCAGGAGGGGAACGGCGAGCCCGGCGGAAGGTCGGTCAAGACGACACGGTCACCGACGGCGAGCCCAGGGATCGGCTCGAGCACGAGCGCGTCGGGCATCACCCACCGCGGGTAGGCGGCGCGCGACAGCGCCTGGGTCGCGCGGGTGGTCGCATCGGCGGAGGCATGCAAGCGGGTCTGCAAGTCGCCGTAGCGGCGCCCGTAGAGGCCGATACTCGCGGAGTCGGTCGAGACGACAAGCGCCGGCGCGCTGTCGGGGCCGTACTGGACACCCACCCGGTTGACCACCTCGAGGGCCTGAACCCACCGGGGCGAGTAGAGGACCTTGGCCGGGTCGAGCGCGTGCACGGCGCCGAGCGTCGCGCGCGCGCCGAGCGCCTGGGCGAGCAGCGTCCCGTCCGGTTGGTCGACGATCGCGGCGCCGACGTCGTCGCGCAGCGATTGGGCGTAGCTGTCGAAGGTGAGGCGGTCAGTCGACGAGACGACGGGCACCTCGACGAGCGGGTCGAAGGTCGGGTCGGCCTGGACAGTGCCGGCGAACGGGGTCGCGGCGAACAGGCGCGCGGCGCGGGCCGACCACGGCTCGAGCGCCCAACCGGTGAGGTCGAGCTCGACCCGGCTCGCGTTCGCGAGGATGCCGGCGGCGACGATCGAGAGCGTCGAGCCGTTCACCTCGGCGTCAGAGACGCGGCCCATGAACAGCGGCCACTCACCGGCGGGGCTCGAGGCGCGGAGCTCGAGCGACACCCCGACCCGGAACGAACCGGTGAGCTCACGCGTGACAGGCCAGAGCGTGACGGTCGCGCTCGAGGCCTGCGGCGGGTCGGCGGCGCCGGCGCGGCCGTGGCGGACGGTGACGTCGGCGATCACGCCGGCGAGGTCGAGCGCGACCCCGTCGAGGCGGACGACGGTGATCCAGCGCTCGTCGGTGTAGGTGCCGACCGTCCGCTCGCCGACCAGGAAGGTGCCGACGATCGTCGGCAGGACGGCCACGGTCAGGCGACCCGGACGGGGAGCAGCGAGAACCAGCGGACGGCGTAGTTCTGGGTGCCGCTCGCGCCGCCGACCCGGTAGACCGCCGCGATCGTGCGGCCCGCGGTCAGCGCGCTCGGGAACTGGCGCTCGCGGTGGATCACCGCGGCGATGTTCACCGTCGGGCATCCCGTGCTCATGTTGATCAGCGCGGTTGTGAGCGCGGTCGTGTCGACGATCCCGATGTCGCCCTGCGCGTTTGTGATCGACCCCCACGTGAGGGCACCGAAGCGGCACTCATACACCCCGGAACGCGGGACAAGGATCCGCTGTTTGGTCGTGAGCTCGGCGTAGGTGGTCGACGACGCGGCCTCGTTCGCGTCGGCGTCGGCGCGAGCAGGGGTGCCGCCGATGTACTCCCACTTGTAGGCGGAGCTCGAGCCGGCGTCGTAGCGGAAGCGCCACTGCCAGGTCGGGGCGGCGACCGCGTCGACGAGGATTGCCTCTTGACCGTCGAGGGGGGAGGCCGGGAGCGAGGTGCCGACGATCGGGGTCGCGACCCCGATCCCGGCCTCGATGTGGTTCATGTGCGCGGCGTCGACCGGGGTGACGCCATCTGTCCAGGTCTGCTTCGAGTAGGCCATGATCAGGTGAGCGGCCGTCGGCCCATGCGCCGGTCGGAGCCGTTGAGGATGCGGCGGATCGCGCGCGCGGTTCCCTCCGGGTCGATCGCGCCGTAGACATTGACGACAACGCCGCTCGAGCGTGAGCTCCGGGAGGTCGGGATCTCGGCGGCGGAGCGTCCGGTCGCGGCCAGCGGCGCGGCGAGCGAGAACGGGTTCAGGTCGGGCAGGTGGATCGAGGGGACGTGAATGTGTGAGAGCGCGTCGATCAGCCGCTCGATCGCGTTGATCGCGCTCTCGATCGCGCCGACGATCCCGTCGATCACGCCCTTAACGGTGTTGTAGGCGGCGGTCGCGGCCGCGGCGACCTTGTCCCAATTGGTCGCGATCAGGTAGAGCGCCTCACCGATCCCGGGCAGGCCGAGCAGCGCGAGCTGCCAGTGGGAGACGATCCAATCGAACGCGGCCTTGGCGGCGCCGACCAGGAAGCTGAAGGCATCCCCGACGGCGCGCGCGGCCGTCTCGACCGCGCCCAGGGCGGCGTGAACGACGTCGCGGAAGGTCTGGGAGTGCTTGTAGGCGACCACGAGGCCGGCGGCGAGCGCGGTCAGGGCGAGCACAACCGCGCCGATCGGGTTCGCGTCGAGCGCGGCGTTGAGCAGCCACTGAGCGGCCGTCCAGGCGGCGGTCGCGACCTTGATCGCGACCTGGGCCGCCTCGTAGGCCTTGAGCGCGACGTTGGCGGCAAGGATCCCGGCGGCGAGCGTCGCGACGACACCGGCGAGGACCTGGATCGCGGTCGCGTTGTCCTTCGCGAAGCCGGCGAGCCGGGTCAGGAGCGGGAGCACCGCGTTCATGATCGGGAGGAGGACGTTGCCGAGCGCCTCGTTCAACTGGTCGGTCGAGGCGGCGAAGCGGCGCATCTGTCCTTCCGCGGTGCCGGCCGAGGCGGCCATCGCGCCCGAGGTCGTCTTGGCGACGCCGGCGAGGACGACGTCGAAATCCTTGCTCTTGCGGGTCGCCTCGTCGAGCCCCGGGACAAGCCGCGCCAGCGCGGTGGTCTGCCCCTCGTGCGCCTTCGCCATCGCGTTTGCGACCGTCTCGACGTCCTTGCCGGTCGCGGCGGAGACGTCGAGCGCCACACTCATAAGCTTCTGGGACTCGGTGAGGTTGCCGGTTGCGCGGGTGAGCGTCTCGAGCGCCGGCGAGAGCTTCTCGTCGGAGACACCGGTCGCGAGCTCGGTCTTGTCGATGTAGTCGCCCATCGCGGCGACCTGCGCGTCGGTCGCGTTCGCGGTCGCCTTGAGCGAGGCGGCGAGGTGCGCCTGGAGGGCGGCGTCCTCGGCCGCGGCCTTGCCGGCATGCACCGCGGCCGCGCCGATCCCAGCGAGCGCGGCCGCGGCCGGGAGAGCCGCCTTCGAGAGCGCGGCGCCCATCTTCTGAGAGCGGGAGGCGGTGTCGTCGAGCGCGCCGTGAAGCTGGCCGAGCTCGCGGACGGCGTCGGCCGTCTTCGCGCCGACCGTGATCAGAATGTCGCCCGGCCCGGGCATCACTTGAACCCGGCGCTCGAGATCAGCGCGTCGACCGCCGCGGTGAACGCGCGCATCCCGGGCCCGTCCTTGAACAGCCTCACGGTCGGGGCGATCCAGTAGCCGGCCGCGTTCGGCTCGACCGCGAAGCGGTTCGGGTCGCCGGCCGGCCCGCGCTCGGAGCCCCAGAGGAGCTTGGCGGCGATCGCGCCGTAGCGGCCGACCGGGACGGCGCCGCCGACCTGGACGGCCGGCCAGGAGCCGCGAGAGGCCGGCTTGATCGACTTCGCGACGCGGGCGGCGACCGGGACACCGCTCGAGGCGGCGGCGGCGCGGAGCATCCCGGCGAGCTCGCCGGTGAGCGCGGTCGAGGTCGCGCGGAGCTTGCCCGAGCTCGGGCGGGCGAGCGCCGCCTGGAGCTCGTCAAGGCCGCGCTGAGTCTCGGCGAGCCCCTGCATGTCGACCGTGAACGTGCTCACGGGTGGAGCGCGTCGACGAGGGTCGCGAGGTCGCGGTCGTCGAGCGCGAGCACCTCGCCCGGTGGGAGGCGGAGCGCGACGGCGAGCTCGAGGATCATCCGCCGCGCGCTTCCGCGAGGGTAGGAGGGACAATCACGCCGGCGGCGCCGCCGTCGTCGTGGTCGACGTCGACGTCGACGACACCGGCGCGCCACGTCTCGAACCCCTCGAGCGAGCCCTTGATCGCGTAGAAGGCGATCACGAGCATCGACAGCGATGGCATCGCCTGCGGGCTCGTCGGGAGCTCGTGGCGGTGCGCGTAGAGCTCCCACTCGGCGATCGCGGCCGTCCCGGCCGACCACTCGATCAGGGAGCCGTCGCGGAGCTCGACGACGCCGCGGAGACGGATCACGCCGGCGCCTCGGCGCTCGCGACGAGCGTCCCGGGAACCCGGGTCGGCTTGCCGGCGACCGGGAAGGAGAAGTCGGCGGTGATCTGGACGCCGGCGTCGCCGCCGACCGGGACGGAGCTCACCTTGCAGGTGCCCGACCACTTGGTGCCGTCGGCGGTGAGAGGCGTCCACACGAACGCGATCTCCTCGCCGGAGTGGTCGAAGCAGTAGTTGACGAACCCGGCGACGAGCTCCCAATCCTGGATCGCGGAGCCCTCGAGCGCCCACGACTCCGACTCCTCGGGGAGCGGGTCGGGGTTCGCGAGGGTCGGGGTGCCGTCGGTCGAGTCGATCGTCGGGGTGAGCACGACGTTTGCGAGTTGCTGCCCGTACTCGGCGCCGCCGAGTGTGAGGGTGCCCGGCCCGAGCCGGGAGTCAGCGAAGGTGACACTCATGATGCGGGAACCTCCTCGGGAACGGTGACGGTGGCGGTAAGTTGGATCGAGGGGAGCGGCTCGGCGTTGACGCCGCCGCGCCACGAGGTCGGCCGGTAGGCGTCGCAGTGGCAGGCGAGCGCGACGTCGTCGGCGAGCGCGTAGAGGCGGTCGACGGCGAGCTCGGAGTTGAGCGGGTCGCCGGAGACGACGTCGACCGGGATCGAGTAGCTGCGCGAGCCCAGCCCTCGAGCGGTGAGCGTCGGGAGCCCGACGATCACGCCGTTTGGTTGCGGGAAGAAGGCGCCGGCGTCGAGCGTCGCGGCGATCCCGGCGGCCTCGAGCCTGTCGGCGATCCAGGTTCGCGCCCGCGCCGCCGGCGAGCTCGTCGAGGTGGCGCTCACGCGACCACCGGGCGGCGCCACCCGATCAGCCGCATCACCTCGGCGCGGCGGGCGCCGAGCGCATCGAAGAGCGCCGTCTCGTCGCCGTAACCGGCGAACCCGCTCGGCGCGTTGCGGGTCTGATAGATCAGTCCGGCCCAGATGATCGCGCCGGTGCGGACGTCGTCGCCCGGGACGAACACGGGCGGGTCGCCGGCCATGAGGTCGCCTCGGCGCCGCTCGACCGCGGCCTTCGCGGCCGCGGTTGAGAGCGCGAGGTTGTCGTCGCCGGAGACGTCGCCGGGCAGGTCGAGGTAGCCGGCGACGTCTTCGACGGTGATCCACGCGGGCGGCGTCGCCACGAGGCTAGGAGCTCCGCCGCCCGGCGGCCTCGACCGCGGCGACGGGCGCGCCGGCGGTGAGGAGCATGATCTCGTTGGCGTAGTCGGTGTCGAACACGCCCTCACCGACGACGCCGAGCTCGATGTTGAGCGCGCCGATCGCGTTCGCGGTCAGGCGGACGGGATCGGAGATCCGCACGTCGAGCGCGCGGCGGGTCACGAGGATCTTCGAGCCGGCGGCGACGTAGGCGGAGGCGACGATCGGGACACCCGAGAACATCGCGACGAGCGTCCCGGGGCTCGAGCCCGCGATCACGCCGCCGAACCCGCCCGGCGACTGCAGCATCGTCGCGTCGGCAAGAAGCCCCCACACGTCCGGGGCGACGATGATCACGTCGGGCGCCTTCTGGGTCGCGCCGTAGAAGGCGGCGATCCCGTCGCCGAGCTTGACCGCGGCGTTGGCGGTGCCGGTCAGGAGCGCACCGATCCGCGTCTCGACGTCGTTGTAGAAGTCCTGCACGGCCGCGGAGTAGATCGCGTCGATCGCGTCGGGATCGGAGCGCTGCGCCGCGACGTAACTGATCGCGGTACCCCAGTCCCAGCGCTCGACCGTGGCCGGATTGAGGCCGATCACCGCCTTCGAGGTCGTCGCGTCGGCGTCGACGTTCGCTGCCCAGGCGCCGGCCGGCTGAGTCGTCCACGTCGGTTTCTGGATCGTCAGCCCGACACCGGGGAGCGCCTTGCCGCGGAAGATCGCCCAGAGCGCGCGGTCGACCACCTTCTCGCCCAGGATCGTCCGCTCGTACTGCGGCGGGAGCACACCGGTCAGGTCGGTCGAGATCGTCTCGGTGAGCGCGGCCTCGAGCAGCCGCACCGCGTCCCGGTCGCCGTTCTGGGCGCGGGTCAGGATCTGAACATGGGCGCCGCAGGTGAGCGAGAGCGGCGAACGGCCGCGCTCGGCAAGGATCACCGGCCGGCGGGAACGTGCTTCCATCGGGATCTCCTCTTGATCGGGATTGGTGTCGCCGGCCTCGTCGTCGCCGGCGTCCTGGTCGTCGTCCTGGTCGTCGGGCTCGGGCTCGGGCTCGGGCTCGGATTCCTCGGCGGCGACGCGGGTGACGCCGGCGCCGGCGTAGGCGCCGAGCGCGAGGAGCGACACCTCGAGCACGTTGGCCCACGAGCTCGAGCCGTCGACGTCGGCGACCCCGTCCTCGCCGGCGCGGATCTCGCCCTCGAGCTCGGCGCCGATCGAGAAGGCACCGCGCGACCCCGACGCGGCCTGGGTCAAGGCCTCGTCACCGGCCGGCGTCTCGTCGATCCGGAAGGTCGCGAGCGTCCCGGTCGGCCCCTCGCGGAGCGCGGCGAGCACCCCGACGGGCCGGCCGCGGTCGTGGTCGAGAAGCAGCGGGGTGCGGGCGCGGGCGGCGCGGATCGAGCCCGGCGCGAAACGGAGAGGGAACGGCGCGCCGGACGGTTTCGCGGCCTCACCGTAGGGAACGATCACGCCCTCGATCGAGCGGTGGAGCAGGTCGGCGGCGAGGACGTCCATGTCGAAGCGAAGCAGCATCTAGACCACCTTTCCGGGAGTGAGGTCGGGCGAGGGAGCCGGGCTCGGGATCCCGAGGAAGGCGCGGGCCTCGTCGACGGCGATCAGGCCGGCCTGATACAGACCGGTCGCGTAGTCGGCCGCGGCCGACGGGTCGGAACGAAGGAAGGTCTGCACGTCGAAGGCGACCGACTGAGGCCGCGGCAGGATCGCGGTCAGCGTCTCCTCGACGCAACGGAGGTAGGGCGCGACCGCGCTCGAGACGAGGATCGCTAGTTGCTGCTCGAGGTTGGAGTAGAGCAGCGCGCTCGCGTTGCCCGACGGGCTCGCGCCGATCATCGCGACCGGGACGTTGAGCAGCCGCGCGATCTCGGTCGCGTAGTGGGAGCGGCTGTCGGTGAGGCCGAGATCGTTCGAGTCGAGCCCCTCACGGGTGTAGTCGATCCCTTGCAGGAACGCGATCCCGTTGTCGCGGCGGGAGGCCTGGAAGCGGGCGATCAGATCGGAGGCCTCGGCCTCACTGAGCTCGGCGCCCTCGTTCTTGAGCACACCGGCGGGGAGCTCAACGCTCGCAAGCCGGCGGGCGGCGTCCTCGGTCGCGATCGCGCCCGCGAGGGTGCGGGCGCCGGTGAGCAGCACACCGGGAAGCGGCGAGTCGAAGCGCACGAGCTCGTCGACGGCGACGATCGCGTCGAGCCCGGCGACGCGGTAGCCGGTGAGCTCGGCCCAGGAGCCGCCGGTCGAGCGTGTCTGCGGGGTGACGTCGACAAACGGTGTCCAGCGCGCCAACGTCGGGAACCCCTCCGCGTCGCGCTGGAGAACGAGCCAGTAGGCGCGCCCGTTGAAGATGAGATCGTCGACGGTGCCGCCGAGGGTCGCCGGCCAGGTCATCGACGGGTCGGGCATCGTGAGGAGCGTCCCGGGCGGGAGCCGCTCGTCGGCGCGGTAGCGGTAGAGGCCCATCTGGCAGGCGGCGCCGACGATCAGGTTGCGGCAGGCGGCGACGGCCGGGATCGCGAGCGCGGCCTCACGCGAGACGCCCTCGCTCAGCCAGGCGATCTCGGCGAGCTCGAGCGGGGTCGAGCGTGGGATCACCGCGGGCAGGCGGCGCGAGCTCGGCGCCGCGCCTCGGATCAGTCGGATCCCCACATGTTCGAGGATGCCCGCCGGCGCGGGCCCGCTCAATCGTGCGAAGGGACGAAGTTAGCCGCCGACCACGAGGGCGCGTCGGCGGCGCTCGGGGCGGAGCTCGAACCCGATCGCCCAGACCGCGGCGCGGGCGAGGTAGATCGGCCCGGGCGAGCGGCGCGCCGAGAGCGTCGTGCCGACGTCGGGGATCGTGACCGGGGTCGCGGTCAGGATCTGGCGGGTCAGCGCCTCGTCGGCGTCGTGGTGGAGCCGGCCGTCGACGATCGCGGCGAGCGTCGGCCCGTAGCCGGCGCGCTGCTCGGCGGTGCCGACCTTGAC